GTCTAACCTTCTAAGCCTCCGGCTAAGAGGTGAAGACATTCTCACCGAAAGGTAGTTACTCATGCTCAGGACTTCGCTCCCGCTGAACTACATCAAGCGGACGTTCCGACCCCTGTATGGCTGGACTCAGGCCACCCCGAAGTCGGGCTTCCTCGACCCCTCGTGGAGCCGCTCCGTCGCCATCTTCCCCGGTATGGTTGTCACCAAGACCACTGGTAACAACTACACGCTCGCAGGATCGTCTAACGGCACCGTTGGCGCTACTGCTAACGCAGGTGACCGCCCCGCTGGGTTCATTGCCCAGTTCGTTGGCGGTAACGGTGTGGATGAACTGCTCGAAGCAGGCATCAACGCCATCGGCGTGTGGGAACTTGGCCCCGACGCCGAGTTCGAGGTCCTTGCCCCGGCATTCGACCCGACCCTGACGTGGGCCGAGACCGCTGGTACCGACTCCCTCATCGGCGTTTCCGTCGGTAACGGTTCTGGTGCGGCTGCTTACAACCAAGGCCAGTTGATCCCGTGGGCTTCGGGTGGTGGGACCGTTTCTACCGCAAATGGTAGTTACCAAATCTCGACGAACCCCATTGCTCGCCTGATTCAGGTCGAGTCGCCCTCGTCCATCGTCATCGGTGGCTTGCAGCCCCGCTACGGCACCACCTACTAGAACCTCGATCAAGAGAAGGAAGAGACAAAAATGTCGAATCTCGCAAAGTCAGCAGGCCTTTCGCCTCGGGTCGCCCGCAAGTCGGATGACTACGTTTCGGAGATCCTGAAGCGTCGTAAGGGTGGCTCTTCGCTGACCCACGAGGCCAAGGTCACGAAGATGGCCCTCGTCCTCCAAGACGAGGTAAACGGTATCCGTCGCCTCGGCATCGGAATGATCGGCCCGATCCAACTCAAGTTGCGCTATCAGGGCATCGTCCGTAACGTACTCGTCGAGGACCCGGTGACCCCCGGTACCCCCGTCGAGTATGACGTATGGGACGACCTCGGTCAGGCCTACATCCTCAACGGTACTGAGGGCGAAGTCCGAGTGACTCCGTTCGAAGGCAAGCGTGTGCCGATCTTCTTCTGGCGCATCGCCTCCCGTCCGGCCATCCGTAAGGAAGACCTCTTCTACCTGCGTATCAACGTAGTGGAGCAGGCTCAGGACGAGACCAAGCAGGCCATTATGAAGCAGGAAGACTCCCGCCTCATCATCCTGCTTCAGGCTGCGTTGAATGACTACGCCACCCGTCCTGACCACGTCATCAGCCCGAACCACGCCATCACCGAGACCTCGGGTTACTTCACCCCGGCCTCGTTCTACACCGCCGTGGCTCAGACTGACCTTCACGAGATCGTCTCGGGTCGCATCCTTGTGAACCCGTACGACTACCGTGACTTCTTCCGCTGGGACATCAACCAGACTGGTTGGGCCTTCAAGGACCGAGTCGTCGCTGGTGAGCAGATCACCACGTTCGGTGAGTTCCAGATCCAGCGTTCGATCATCCAGACGCAGGGCGAGATGTTCCTCCTGCCGAACCCCGACTTCCTCGGTGTGTTCCCCGTCCTTTACAGCCTTGACGTGGAAGAGAACCACAACGTCGAGGCCTTCTGGAAGGGCTGGGTCTTCGACGAGATGGTCAGCATGGCGATCCTCAACCCCCGTGGCATTGCCTCGATCACCAAGCAGTAGTCGAACTCCTACTAGAAAGAACAGGTATCAATTATGCCTCGCAAGGTAACTGTAAACACGGGCTTCTCAAACGTCAGCCTTCCGAACGGTCTTTACTACAACGCTGGTGACACCGTGGTCCTGACCGACGAGCAGGGCGCCAAGTTGCTGGACACGGTGTTCACCAAGACCGTCGTGGCTAGCGATGGTGTCGCACGCCCGGTCCTCGTGGACAACGGTTCGTATGGGCTCGCCCTGTCGAACTCGGGTCTCACCCGCCCGACGGTCACTGGCGTAACCGCTGTGGCTGTGACGGGTGCAACCGGCACCAGCAGCACCCCATATGGCTACACATCGCTGGCTCAGGCTAACGCTATCGTGACCGCCGTAAATGCCCTCGTTACTGACGTGACGAACATCCGAGCCGAAGTTCTGTCTTTGGCAAACATCGTGGCTGGTGCCGGTATCGCTGCCGGTTCTTCAAACCAGACCTGATCCACACCTGATCGTTTGCAACCGTCCTCTCCCCGGTTGCAAGCGTAAGTCCACCACCCCTCCCTCTGCTTGTCCTCGGCGGGGTGAGGGGTGGTGGCATTTAGGGCCTTGGCCCTGTAGGAGAGGACAGTAGTGCAACTAAGTGGTGAGAGGTAGTCCTGATACAATGGGGCTACCACCAGACCGGGAGAGAAGAGAAATTATGACGAACATCGCAAACACGATCAACAAGCCGATCTTCCTGCAGAACGAGCAGGCTGGCCCCCTCGTGTTCCGTGACGACGCCTCCAACGTGGAGATCGTTTGGCAGGGTAAGGGTGACAACTCGGGCAACGACATGCAGGCTGTTCCTGTTTCGTTCCTGAACAACGTCAACTTCCTGCGAATCCTCAATCGAGGTGCGGTAACCCTGATCGACGCCGACGAGGACGTTCGGGCTGCGGTTGAGTCGCAACTCGCCTCACCAATCCTCCAGCGTCAGGCTGCCGCCGCAGCCGAGCGCAAGGTCGAGGCCGCTGCCGAAATGGCACCGCTTGACCGTCCCGAAAAGAATGACTACATCACCATCGGCTGCATTGGCCCGTCCTCTCGTGGGCAGGGCAACTGTGGAGCCGAAGTTCCCGTCCGTGAAGCCACCAAGGGCGACGTTGCCCCGCTGTGCGCCCAGCACGTTCACCTTGCCCCGCAGGCATTTCAGTTTGAGACCGAAGACATCGTAGACGGCAAGCCGGTAATGGCTTGGAGTCTTGCAACTATCGAGCGATAAAAAGGAGCCATCATGGCTGGACTTACCCCTCCCAACAACGACACGGACCAGTACGGTTACCTCGTGACGACCGAGTATGGCCGTTCGCCGTACAACGCCTATCAGGTGCAGAACATTAGTCCTCAGGTCTTTGGTCTGACTCGCCAGCAGGCGGGTAGTCTTGCCGCCCCCGTCGTTACGCTGTCTACCGCCCTTACGGGTGGCGCTACCGGTGTCACGAGCCTTGCGGTGACCGCACTTCCGGTTGCCCTCGCATCGGGTGCTACGATTCTCGTCACCTCTGGGAGCAACCCGGCCACGTCGCAGCCTAGCCCGTCTAACTCGCAGGTGTTCACCCTTTCGTCGGGTGCTGCTCAGGCTGCCACTAGCATCTCGGTTTCGTCGTCCACGATCATTGCTGCCGGTTTCCCCGTCGGCTCGTTCGTCGCCCCGATCCTGCTTGCAGGTGTGGTCGAGGAAGAGGCTCCGGTCGTGGCCCCAGTAGAGGAGGCCCCCGTGGTCGCCCCCGTAGAGGCTGAAGTGGATGGAGAGGCCACTGACGCTAACGAGACGCCTGCAAAGGCCACCTCCCGCACCACCAAGTCTGCAAAGTAGGTAGATCATGGCAACGAACACCGAATACACCCGTGGGTGGGTAGCGGTTCAGGCCATGACCCAAAACGGGACTGGCATCGGCGCCACCACTGGCGACGAGTACGGTAGCCGTGACTCGAATCACTACTGGAACGCCGAGGTAACTGGCGGCGTTAACATGACCAAGTTCCTTGGTTACGAGCGCAACTACATGACTGCGACCTACACGTCTAACAGCAATCAGGGTACCGCCGCTTTTACTCCCCCGGCAGCCCAGATGACTGCATGGAACTCCGAGGTCGCTACGATCACGTCGAACGACAAGCCGCTTATCTCCCAGAACCAGTCAAACAGTCAGGTTCCCGGCGATCTTATTTACGGGTCATTCAACAACACCCTCGTAGACAATGGGTCGTTCCAAGGCAACTCGGCTCTGAACGCCGGTCCTACCCTTTCGAATGTTCAGTTGGCTACTTACACCACCGCTCAAATCGGGTGGAACTTTACCGCCAAGCCTTATGACACCCTTCCCGTTTCTGGCGTCGTCGGCCCTTGGGCACGAGGCGAAGAGATGTGGGACAACGGCAACTATGGTTCTAACCGGATTGGACAGAACGCAGTATGAGTACGCAATATGGAACTGGCGAACAGACTCAGGACTATTGGAACACGATCATTGCGTCCAATCCTCAGAACCCCGGTACGGCAGTTACCTCTGCCAGCGTCACCTACGACGTCGCATCGCCCTATGGTTATCAGCAGGCCGGGAATCTCTCGTCCTCTGGCACCCTTACGGGTCAGTCGGTTGCGGGCAACAACTATGCAGCCCAGATGCGCTATCTTGCACAAGCAAGCATCGTCGCAGGCGTTCCTCAGGTCCCGGCATCGGGTGTTGTTGTTTCCGGCATGACTGCCGGTGGCTACCCGAATAACTCGACGACGGGTTTCGGGACCACGTTCACCAATGTGGCCGGTTCTCCGGGTGCTACCCAGAACAATGTGCAGGCTGGCGTCGTCGTCACGGATCCCTCCAAGACCAACTACAACCCCACTGGTCTGGGAACTATCTACAACTGGACGCCACAGCGTTACATGGCCTAAGGCCTAGAGGAGGGTAAGTGTCTACTACATCCCCCAAACTGGGGCTGA